GGCCGCTGAATATACATATTTAGGATTGCGCGGTCTCGTGTGGCAACGTTGGCCACAATCGGTGAATGTTTTTCAGCCGCAAATAGGCGAACAACCGATTCAACAAATTGTCGGTGCACGATTGGCACTTCGTGTATCATTTAATGAATTTTCACCACAAGTTGTGGCTGAAACATTGGAATTTTTATCAGTAGATGTTAAACGCGTTGAAGATGGTGAAATCGTCATTAATGCGGATTATGACTATACAGCACCTTAAAAGGAGATAGCACATGCCTATCAGTACAGCAGTTGACGCGAGTGCGGTCGCTCGTGTAGTTGGTATTAAGACCACGTTCAAGAATTTATCAGCCGGTGGTATTTTACAATTACCGCAACGCATAGCATTAGTTGGTCAGGGTGCGTCAGCATCGGTTTATTCGACAACTAAGAAACAATTTACTAGTGCATTAGCAGTTGCACAGGATTATGGTTTCGGTTGCCCACTCCATTTAGCTGCATTGCACTTATTTCCTATCAATGGTGATGGTATCGGTACGATCCCACTTACTGTATATCCTCTTGACGACGATGGTGCGGGTGTTGTGTCTGATGGTGATGTCACACCCACCGTTGCACCCACCGAAGCAGCATCATATATCGCACGTGTTAATAACATCGATTCAGAATCATTTGTAATACCTGCAACCGGTGCAACAGTCGCCAGTGTGGTCACATCAATGACAGATGCGATTAATGCAGTTGTTGAAATGCCGATTATCGCCACTGACGGTACAACCATAATGACCACTGCGTCGAAATGGAAAGGTGTTAGCGCAAACGACATCGTTATTGAGATTATTGGTTCGACTACATCAGGTAATTCGTTCGCAATCACACAGCACACAGGCGGTTTGGTCAATCCTGATGTTGATGATGCGTTGAATCAAGTTGGTGATGTTTGGGAAACAATGATGTTGAACTGTATGGATATTGCAGACGTTGCATCATTGGCAAAATACGCCACATTTGGCGAAGGTCGATGGGGTGCATTAACTCGTAAACCGATTGTTGTATTCACTGGCAATACAGCGACTACAGTATCAGCGGCGATTGCTATACCTGATGCACGTAAAACTGATCGAACAAATGCACAACTTGTTGCACCTGGTTCAAATGATTTACCATTTGTGACTGCAGCGCGACAGCTTGCACGTATTGCAGTTGTTGCAAATAACAACCCACCACAGGATTACGGCAGTCAAAACGCATCCGGTTTAGTTCCTGGCACTGATGGTGAACAATGGACATATGCGGATCGTGATACTGCTGTGAAAGGTGGTAGTTCGACAGTTGAAGTCAAGGACAGTGTCGTTAATATCTCCGATGTGGTCACATTCTACCATCCGTCGGGCGATCCATTACCTGCATATCGATATGTGGTTGATATCGTTAAATTGCAGAATATTATTTTTAATTTGGATTTGATTTTCGCTGTTCCTGAGTGGGACGGCGCACCGTTGATACCTGATAATCAACCAACATCGAATCGTTCAGCTAAAAAACCAAAAACAGCGGTCGCGGCGGTTGCTGCAATGCTTGACAGTTTAGGTTTGAATGCATTTATCAGTGATCCTGAAACGGCTAAAGCGAATACGTTCGCTGAAATTGATTCGGGTAATCCTAAGCGATTGAATCTAGTCACAACGGTACAATTGAGCGGAAACAGTAATATTATTTCTGTTGATCTCGATTTTGGTTTCTATTTTGGCACGCCTGCAGTTGTGGCGTAAATTTAAGGAGAACATGTCATGCCAGCCATTGGTGGGTCGATAGAATCAGTAACATTAGCCGGTCGAGAATTTCACGTCGCGGCGGATGCAGAATCACAGCGTAAATTAGGTGGTTTTGAGAACGAAATACAATCAAACGGTGATAGTACAGCGCGATTAATTAAAACACGTGTGCCATTATCAGTGGATGGTTTGACCGTCGAAATTGACGATGATCGTGGTGATCAAGAATACATACAGGAATTATCGGATCGTAACGATTTTTGGCCGTTAGCGATCACATATGCATCGGGCGTGACTTATCAGGGTACATCGCAAATTGTTGGTGAAACTCAGGCAAGCAGTCAAAATGCAACATGTGCAATATCGTTAATGGGTCCAGGCAAACTAACGAAGCAGTAAATGAAAACTAGGGTGTATATGCTGCACGGAAACCCTATTCCTTCACCTGTGTAAAAGCGGGGTGCGGCGCCATTTTTAAAATAGGGTAATGACATGACAGAAGAAAACATAATCGCGCCAGAAATGGCGGAAATGGAATTCGATCGTTTCGTTGAATCGATGGATCTTGATCTCGATACATCTGAAATGGATGTTGAAGATTTAACTGCATTCAAAAAGCAGAAAAAACGAATCATTAAATCGATCACCTGTGGTAATTTGATTATTAATGACGAAGGTGAAGCCGTATTCACACCATCGAATTCGAGATCGAAATACAAAGATCCGATTACATTTCATGAACGTACTGGTGCATCGTTAATGGCGATGGACACGAAAAAGAATAATCACAATGTTGCCAAAACTTATGCGGTCATGGGCGATATGTGCGAAGTTTCACCGAAAGTATTTTCAGGACTTGCCGGTTCTGATATTAAAATTTGTGAGGCATTGTTCGCCCTTTTAATGGACTAGTTCGGTCGTTATTGGTTCGCTGCGGTGAAGATGCCAAACTCGACAAGTGTGGTCATATATTCGTCGTGGTATACAGTGAAATGTTTTTGCAAATATGCCGCGATTATCCGGGATTACCGAACGCCCGTGATCTGACAGCAAAAGAAATTCTGTTTTTTTACGATGGTTTACGACCTGAATTAAAAGAACATACAAAACCATAAGGGGTATCACGTGGCTGGTCGGTTCAGTGTAGAAGCTGTGTTCAAGGCTGTTGATCGTGTTAGCGCACCTATTACGCGAATGCAAAATCGTGTCGGTAAATTCACGCGTGCTGCAGCAAAACAATTTCATAAATTGAATCGTGCAGTTGGTAAAGTCACAGGCGCTATGAAACGTGGGGCAGGTGTTGCGTTAAAATACGGTGGTGTTGCGGCGGCTGCAGGTATTGCACTTGTTACAACTGCATTGAATAAAGCCGCAGACGCAGCCGATGCCCTCGCTAAACGATCCCGGCGTTTAGATATGCCCGTCGAAGAATTGCAAAGTTGGCAATTTGTCGCTGAACAATCCGGCTTCACCATCGCTGAATTCGATAAATCAATCGAAGGTATGACAAAACGAATGGGTGAAGCGCGTGCCGGTACTGGTTCACTTTTTACATTCCTGAAAAAAACCGATATGCAATTACTGAAACAACTGAATACGACGAATAATGTTTCAGATGCAATGAAAATATTAATTAAGAAAATGCAAGAATCGAAAGATCCAATGGAACGTGCAGCACTTGCAAACGCTGCATTTGGTAGATCTGGTTTGAAAATGGCAAATGTTGCTGAACTTGGTTCAGATCGAATCGCGCAATTGATGAAAGAGCAACAAGAAAACGGTGTTGTCACCAAAAAACAAGCCGAAAATGCTGAAGAATATAACGACGCGGTAAATAGTTTGCTGCGTAGTTTGACCGGTTTGATGCAAAATGTATTGCTACCGATGACACCGATGATCACGAAGTTAGTTCGAGAATTCCGCGAATGGATCATCGCAAACAAAGATTTAATCGCCAGCGGTTTCATGGATTTTGCCCGAAACGCTAAAGATGCGTTATTTTCACTATTTGAATCGTTGCAGAAAATGAATGCAGAACATAGCATTTTGGAACAATTGAAAACCGTGATATCTGCAATTTCAACTGGTTTAGGTTTTCTTGCTGAAAATGCCGGTACGATATTGAAAATAGTCGCGGGTGTTATCGTATTATCACTTGCATTAAAAACACTCACTGTGATTATGGGCGCGATTAATCTCGTAATGGCATTGAATCCATTCGGCCTGATGGTGATCGGCATTGTGGCCGCTGGTGCTGCGATTGCCGCTATTACAATGCTCGTGATGGATAACTGGTCTGAAATCGGTGCATTTTTTACCGACCTATGGGGTGGTATCACATCCACATTTCAAAACGCGTTCGATATGATTTCAAATATTGTGGCTGATATCGGTGCTAAAATAGCAAGTGTTACAAATATCGGTGGGGCATTATCAAGTGTGGGTAGTTTTTTCGGATTTGGTGACGATGATGAATCGAAATCATCACCACAGGGTTCGCAAGTAGTCAGTCCACAGGCGAGGGTTGCGCGCAGTATCGAAGAACAACGCAGCACGAGTACTGCA